TGCTGCAGCGATCGGCCATTGGGCAGCACGATGCTCGTGCCCTTGGCTGCCGTCAGCTGAGCCACCTGCGGCGCACCTGTTACCACGGCTTCAAGATCATCACTGAGGGCCACGAAGTTGAACTTCATCGGATCAGTTGTCGCCACGCTGCGCGCATATTCAGGGCTAACGCGCACGCTCTTGACCTGCTGTGCTGCTGACTCCGGCAGGACTTCGCGCAGCTCTGTCGCCACAAACTCTGTCTGCAGTTCCGTTAGGCCCTGCATCTGTTCAATCATCAGCTCAGTGCTCTGACTCGCCCAGTTGTCGAGGGAGCCTTGTAGCTGAGCAAACAACGCGCGTAATCGTGCGGCCTTGACCGGCGCAGTGTCAGCATCCAACCCAGCAAGCTGGTTTAAAATTTCCAGCACGGCGTCGTTGTACGTCGCGGCAATCTGCCGGGCCACGCCGTTACTGAACCTGTTCAGATCGACAGCGTTACGGTAAAGCTCGGCAGGCGTCGTCATGTCGGCTCAATCCCAAGCTCGTCAGCGGCTGCAATTGACAAAGCCGACACATCCGCGCCAGCCCTCAAAGCAGCTTTGACGGTGCTGTGAAACTCGGCCCTTGCGTCCAAGTCGTAAAGGTGAATGTGTGACTCACTCACCGATCGAACCTTGCCTTGATCAAACCAAGTCAGGCGAATCACCGCGAAGTATTCATTAGCAAGATCTTCCTTTGCGAAGAACAACAGCTGCTTTCTTGGTGGCTCAGGCTTTCGCAGGTTATCCAGCCAGCTCATCGACCTCGCCTTCCGCTTCTGGCATTGTGCCCTCTGTTTCAGGCACAGGCTCGGGCTCCGGCTGCTGCATTTCAATCAGGCCACCAGCTTGTGTTGCCTCAAGTTCAGCTTCAACGTCAAAGTCGTCACCTAAGACCTCGCCCGCCTCAAGCTGAAGCAGCAAAGTTTCTTGAGTGATCGTACCTGCGGTGTAAAGCTGTAGGAGAGCTTGGATCTCTTGAGGCTCAAGCCTTGTGCCCATAAAGTCGCGGTTGACCAAGCTGCTGCCGGCATTTGCTTCGCCCATGAACTGGGCATGGAAGCGCAGGCAGTTGTCAATCAAATCCTGCATTTGCTGGGCCACAACCATCATGGTGCTGTCGCCTTGGCTGCGGTCAATCCGCTTGGCTTCTGCAGTCTCACCGACCAGCTTCGCGCCAAGAACCGCAGCCAGTCCCAGCTCGTTTATTTGAGACGCAATTTGATCCAGCCGGCGGAACTGCGCGTCGTAGCTGTTGCCGGCAGGCTCGATATATCTTGCGTCACTTCCCTCGGGCAGGGCTAATGCTTCGCCAGGCCCGGCACTGATTTCCTCAGCAGAAGCCGGGAAGCCAAATAGCGCCAACATTGGAACTGCGCTGATATGAAGCTGATTGCTGAGATCGCTTTGGGTTTGGTAATGCTGCAAGTTCAGCTCAGCAATATCGGCCAAAGGAGGAATTGATTCCAAAACCCCTAAACGATTGGAGTAAGCCACGCTGAACGGAATCTCACTCAGGCTGGTGCGCCCCTCTTCAACAACGCGGTAGTCGCCCTTCGCGTCCTTTTGGTGAATCTCAAAAGCGCCAGGGGTCAGCACTCTGACCTGCGTGACCTCCTTTTCTCCATAAAGGCCATCAGGAACAAGAATCTTTTCCTGCAGCCGCAGCTGGGTCAGCTTTTGCTCTCCATCAGCCAGCTCGGTGCGCCAACCCAAAATATCTCTGGGCGTATAAGTGACGTAATACGGGCGGCCGTTCTCGCCAGCAGACGGTGCATCGACAAGAACGCCAACGTGGCCATATCGAATACAAACCCTTGTGGTTGCAAACAACCACGTCTGCAGATCGTTGCCCTGCAGATCTACGTTAAACAACTGCTCCCGAATCTGATCTGAGACGTCATCGAGCCGAACAGGCTTTCGCGTGAGCATGCCCGCCAACATCCTTTCGAGGCGAACGTAGTACGGAGACAAAACAGATCGCTGCAGTCTGTTGTCATATGCCTCATCAAGTTCACGAGGTTCTTGTGGAAGAAACTTCCGGTGTCCCTTGCGAATTTTGTACGTTCCGCCCAACAAATGTTCAATCAAACCCCAATGGGGTTCCATGTTCATCCAGGCGGTGTTCGGGTCGTTGACGGCCGTGACATTGCCGATGCGTTGACGCCCACCAGAAAAGGCTGTGTACACAGTTACGACCCGCCCGACTCCGTCAGTTTAGTAAAGCCTGATGCCCGTGCTTCTGCCAGCTCGTGCATGCAGCATGGAGAAGTCTCGATAAACAAGGTATCCGAGGGCGTCATTCATATGATCGTAGCCCGCATCTTTGTCGGGATCTCCAGCCTCGCTATAACTTTGCAGTTCAAGGCACTCAATAGTGCGCTTGCAATTCGCCGCAACTTGCAGTCTTACTTCACCCTTGCCGTTCTCCAGCAGAGCTTGAACAGAAGCCACCCGATCACGGACGGGAGGATTGGCTTTTGGCGATTGATTGCTGAACCCGTAAGACTGCAAGATCTGGATGTCAGTCCGCGAGGCATTCGTGCTTCTGTTACCGCCTGATGCGTCAGGGTAGACGTAAACCTTACGTCCGTTAGCACGGAGTCGTATCTCTTGGGCCATTGCATCGGTGTCATGTGCACCGCTGATCTCGTCGATCAGGAGAAGGTTTTCTCCAAGACGAACACCAATTACCGCAGACATGTTGCCGATATTGAAGTCAACACCCACGCGGAGAGGTTCCATGCTGACGTCAGGAATCGAGTTGGTGACATGTTTTGTGCGATCAAACCGGTCATAAACCTGACCAGTTGTGAGATTGCAAAATTGGCCTTCTAAGTAAGCCTGCAACAGGCTTGGATCGTAGTTGGCTCGCAGTCTTTCGATGAAGTCTTGAGGCAGATAAGGGTTATCTGCCGAGCGCATCCTAATGAGCTTGCGATCTTCGCGCTGTTGCGCCTCCTCGGTGCCGAACGTATTCCACATCCAACGGAAGCCCTCAGGCGTTGATGCGGCGCTGAACTGGCGCACGTTGCCGGCCCTGAGGCGGCCAAGGATCTTGGGGAACGCACGCGTGCAAATGGCAGGGTTCACCGTATCAATTTCATCGCAGAGGATATACGCCAAATTCAGTCCGATGATGCGGGAGTAGTTCTCGAATGAACGGCACAGCAGTTTGCTGTCTCCGCCTGGAAAGTGCAGCAGATATTCGGGCAACGGTGATGCCCGAAACGTGTACGGGATCTCGTACTGCTCAAGAAAGCCTTCGAAATCTGCCTGCCAAATGTCACGGATCAAAGGGCCAGTAGGCTCCATGACGCAACCGGTGAAGCCTTGATTGGCAGCAGCCATAAACACGCTCTTCGCGGCCAACGCTCTCGTTTTGCCTGCGCCATACCCTGCAGAGATGCCAAGGATCTCGGTCTTGTCGTCATCAACAAAGGCTCGCTGGCCTGGGTGTAAGTCCTCTCGAATGCGATTGAGCAACCTAGCGACATCAAGTTCAGAGTTGCCTTCACCGATGCGGTGCAACACCGAGCCGGTTGGGATATGGCTCAGGATCCCGCTCACTGAAGCACCTGGGCAATCTGCGCGGCGGTCTTGATGCAGCCCAATGCAGCGTTCAGGTTGTTGGTCTTACGGGCCTCCTTTTGCAGCGTGGCAAGCTGGGCCAAGATCTCTGCTGTAAAAGTCAGGCGGTCCGTTTCCCAGTCAGCGCGCAAGATGTCCCGCGCTCGGGCGATGTATGTGTCAGCGGTGCGCTCTGACGCCTCCCACTCCTTTGCTGCGTACTGCAGGATTTCAGATCGCACTGCGCCGTTCGCCAAAAGACGTGCAACGCGGTTGATCCGCATGTCCATTTCAATTTTGGTTGACTTTTTCCCCATCAGTCCTCCCGAGGAGCCAGCACAGCGTCCTTACCAGTGAATTCTGACCAACGCTGGACGATGACGTCGCAGTAGGCGGGGTCAAGTTCCATGAGACGAGCGTGACGCCGAATCCGCTCGCACGCAATAATCGTCGTGCCTGAACCGCCAAAAGAGTCGAGCACGAGCTGGTTTGGCTTGGTGGAATTGTCGATTTGATACTGAAAAAGATCGACAGGCTTCATGGTTGGGTGCTGCCCGTTGCGACTGGGTTTGTCGAACTCAAGGACAGTGGTTTGTTTGCGATCTGCGTTCCAGGTGTGAGCTGCTCCTTCAGTCCAGCCGTAAAGGCAAGGCTCGTGTTTCCAGTGATAATCCTGCCGGCCCATGACAAGGGATGACTTGAGCCAGATCAAGCATTGCCGAACCTTCCAGCCATTGTCTTGAGCAGCGCCTCGGAAGTTGTAGCCCTCAGAGTCTGCGTGCCAGATGTAGAACGCCGCACCAGGCTTGAGGACTTGATTGGCTGAGGAGTAGACGTCGCAAAGGAACTGACGAAACTCCCCGTCAGCCATGCTGTCGTTTTTGATCGTCAGGGCGTCCTTGGTTTTGCCCTCGTAATCGACGTTGTAAGGCGGATCAGTGAGCCACAGGTCGGCGAGCTGGCCGTCCATCAAGCGTTGGAGGTGCTGTGGATTGGTTGAGTCGCCGCAAAGCAAACGATGGTTGCCAAGGATCCAGAGGTCCCCTGGTTTGGTAACCGGCTCCTCCGGCGCGTCGGGAACCGCGTCCGGATCGGTGTTGCCTTCGACAGGGTCGACCTCAACGACGTTCAGCAGCTCGTCAAGGTCGTCTTGGTTGAACCACGGGTCAAGCTCGTGCTCCTCAGACAAGCGGTGCAGCATCTCAAGATCCCATTCGCTGAGATCGGCGGTGCGGTTGTCAGCAAGGGCAAGGCCGACCTTTTGTTCTTCTGAAAGGCCGGTCCGGCGCACTGCAATGACCTCGTCGCCTTTTGACTCGATGATGCGAACGCGGCGGATGCCGGCTGCCTTGGCTCCGTCAATGGTGCCGTTGCCGGCAAGGATGCGGTTTTCCTCGTCGATGACGATGGAACGCGCAGCGCCGTAACGCTGCAGTGATTCTTTGATTAAGTCTGAGGAACGATCTGT